TGACTGTTTCGTAAGACGATTCAAATCATCTGCAGTGTGATACATGTTCTCAAACAAGATTGTAACTGCATCATATTCGCCATCAAGCTTAGTATCAAGTGCTGGAAGACCAACTTCGCGATACTCTTCAAAGCCACGGTTAACAATACCATTGTAACCCATAGCAGCCTCTTCACGGTCGCGAACATACTTAGGAGAAGCTGTATAAACCTCACCTGGAGTCTTCTTTACAACTACACCAGCGAGTGGGTACTTGTGGCTATAGCCGATACCAACAATACCAGCTTCATCGTTGAATGAAATCCATGTAGAAACTGCAAAACGTACAGTTGCAGCTGGACTTAATGATGGAACAGAGTCATCATCATCATAGTTCATTGCAGTAAGAGTAATCTTACCAGCAGCATAATCTACGCTAACTCTTGCTCTCTTGTAATCCTTCTTAATCAGATTAGCAATTCCTTCTGCTACAGTTAACTCTGTATCACCAGCCTTTGTAACATACTCGTAAGATTCTGTCCACTTGCGGAAACGTGTATTCATATCCTTGTAGATAATGCGGAATACAACACTATGGCCACCAGCAGCAATCTTAGTTTTAATCTGAGTATTCAAACCATTGAAGTCAACCTCAATCTTTTCTGGTGTATCTGCCTTATGGTCTGTAAACTGAGCACTCTTAACAGCACTCTTCTGAATTGGATTTGTCCAATCAATTACTGGCATATACTTTACACTACCATCTGTAAGAACTACAGTTGATACAGCGCTAGTGATTTTACCAATCTTGATAGCTGTAGCAGTAGCAGGAACAGCAGTTACAGCTGTATCTGGGTCTGCCATATCTACAATAGCAAGTTTACCAACATTAGCAATAGCACTCTTGTTAGCTTTTGCAAGTGCTGAAATCTTACCAGAGTACAGCACGCCTGTTTCGTTACTTACGAAAACGTCATTTACATATGTAATCATATCTTTATATTTTATTAATTTTTTCTACTCACCTCACACGCTAATTTAATAGCAAAGGCTTTCCAAGTTAAAATTATTCTTGTGTCATAACTTCCTGAGTTATAGTTTTATATCGTGGATTACCTGAATTTTCCAAGTACATCTATGCTGCGATTTTTACTATCTCAGGAATTGTTATATCATCGAAATCACCATATTCTTCAAATGGCTAATCCAATGTTATTTTTTTAGGATTACGTAAGTATCCTAATACGTATTCCTTTATTAAGTATTTTTTGTCTGTTAATAAATAACATCCAGAATCTGTTCTAACCCTCAATGGTCTAGCCTATCCATATTTGTAATGAAAGTCTGTTAAACTATTTGTTACCCTATACATAAAACTATCTGATGTACACTCAAATATACTAGTACTGTATGGATTCTATCCTTTTAAATCAGTTATTATAGTATCTTCGTTTAATGAGAATAAGAAGTCAACTGGGTATAATATTGTGTATTTATCATACTGTGGATTTGTGTCATCATAAGCTACCATACTAGCAGAATCATTTACTTCCCACTTTTTAGTTACATATAAATTTATCAAATCATTTCTACGCTTCTCATTCTATTCATATGATGTTCTATGTACTAGGTCAGTATTGAATCTCAACTTAACAAACTTATCAACAGCTTGATTTAACCAAAATAAAGAATCAGTAGTAAGAGGCTTTTCAGTTTTATTAATAACGCCTATCTCTGTTTCAAAAGCTTCAAGTATATCTATATATCTCATTATTAATCCTCCTACTTCTATTGTTTTTCATTATTCTACTAATCTTGCAGCTATTGTCTAGCCTTTCTCTTCAGACTCTCAAGCGTTACACCAAACTTATACTAATATATATATATCTCTACAGCACCTTTAACTATATCCCAAAACTCAGAATAATTTAATGGACAATTATTATGATGATTAGGATCTAATATAGTAAAGTTATATGGAATTGAACAGTATGTTAAAATAACATTTGATATATTAGTATATTTATCTTTTAGTATATTAGCAGTATCTTCTACAGTATAATAACTTCCTTGTTCTTGTAAATTAGACGATGGCATAACAAGTGGGTTTCTTAATATTCCACCATTATTAAGGTATCCATTTATTGACGATTGATTTATATAATCATTGAATATTTTATTCTCAACAATATATGTTTTAAACAGTGGCCTACCTTCATTATCATTTCCAGTCTATATACTTTGCGGATTCTTATATGTAGTTGTGCATTTAGAATAACTTCTTATATACTTATAGAAATCTGATGGTAAGTAAAAACTTACAACGTCATCATATGCTTTAACACCACTATTTGCATGTGTATTTTGTATATTTACATCATCAATATTACAGTATGCTGTTTTAATAAGATACCCAAGTTTGTTATAAATATATGCTGCCTAACCCTAGTCTTTAACCTACATTAGCTATTGAAGAAGATTATCTACATACTATTTTGTATATTCACTAAGAAAGTAATATATTGTTTCAGTATCTGGCTTATTCTCAACCTCAAATGAAGGGTCTATCTCTATTAACCTACGCTCGAATTCAATACCGAGCTAAACTGTTTGTTGGTATGTCATGATTCAAGCCCTTTCAATTCTAGTTTAGTCTACATTCTTGGAGATTCTACTACTTCTGTAGACATTATTAAAGCTAAATTAATTAACTCTTCAGCCATTGAGTCAGATAACTCAAACTAAATATCATTTTGCTATGATATTGGTTTATTATTATCTGTAAACTTTACTGGTGTCGATATATATGTATATTTACATTTCTATATGTTATACCAATCGGATTCAACATTTGGTTGTGCGACTATTATTTTACCATCCTATATACAATACATAGCATATTTACTCCATGGTTTATTACTAACGGTCTGTATAAATTTATACAAATCTTTAGACTATATCTGCTTACCAATAATTAAACTTGGTTGATTAGTTCCAGAACCAGCATAGTTGTCGCCAAATAATACACTAACAACAAACATTACTCTACCACTTAAATTAACAGATAGTAATCCATTGTCAATACTATTAACGCTAACAAATTCTGTTGTTTTTACTAACGGTTGTAAATCTTCGACTGCTTTTTCATCACCTTCAAATGGCACTCGCCTCATATTATTTCCTGTAAATTTTTGAGCTATTAGAGCTAGGTAGGCCTTGTCTAGTAATGTAGCAATCTCATATTCAGTTAACGACGGATATGACGTGGTGACATTCTCCTTGTCATATTCGATCATAAACTTTTCGTATATATCTGTGTGCGTCATACGTCGTTTAATTTATATTACTTATTATTTGTTTCGTTTATAATAACAAGCTTCAAGTCTTGGTTCTTTTTATTATCCAAGTAAGTTATAGCATCTGCTAATGATGTAGCAATCAAATCTGTACCATAATAGTAATTAGTCTTATCTTTACGGATAACACCCTTAGCTACAGCTTCTTCAACAATAAACTCTGTGTCTTTTGATTTATTGTCAACCCACTTGTCAAAGAACTTCTTAGGATTCTTATCAACCATTGTAAACAGTGTAGACTCTACAAGTTCGTTAGAAAGATCATCTGACTTAACACCAAACAATCTAAGACACTTACGCATATTATCAAGTGATAACTTATCAAATTCACGAATAGCATCTCTACGCATCTTGTTAATCTTGTTCTGCTCAACAGCCTCAGCCTGACGGTTAATCAAGATATAATCTTTACCAGCATCAAGCTTGTCAAGTGATGTAGCAACTCTCTTATGACCCTCAAGGAACTTAATAATCATAGCCTAACGAGGAACAGAGTCGTCTAACAATAATGGCTTAGCGCCAATCTTTACACAGAATGTAGTCCAGAAATCACTGTTACGTGATAAATGACCTTCATCATAACCTAAAGCTTTTTCAAAATATTTTTCATCTTCTGGAGTAAGTCCAGTATATATCGAGCCAGACCTTGTAAAATAAGGGGCGATATAATCAAAACATCTGCTGTACTTCAACAAGCCAGCCCATGGATTCTTTTTCTTAATTCTTAATTCAACTACCATAATATATTTAATTAGTGTTCCATATATGATATACTATAGGGTATAACTCAATTAAGCGATATACCCTAATGTATATTATATAGATTTATTTAATTTGATTACGCCTGTTTGTACTCTGAGTCATCAGCATCGCAGTAAAGTACACCACATGCAAGTGGGTTACGTACCATAATACCCTCTTCACCAAGGAAGTGTACCTGATAACCATCACGGCTATTAGAACGGAGAGTATTGATTGAGTTACCGTAACCAGATGGGAGTACAGAACCACCAGTACACCACTGTACGAACTCACGACCCTTACGACAAACCTTAACGATGTTTGCCTGACCGTCACGCATACCAAGGTCAAGGAACAAGAATGTGTAAGACATCAATGGCTTACCTGACAGTGGGTGGAGTTGACGGAACATCTCCATATTGTCAAAGAGAGCACACTTCTTAAGAGTAAGCTCAATACCATTAGTCATCTTGTAAGTTGTAAACTGACCACCAAGAGTCAACTCCTGACCATTACCAGTAATAAACTTAGTGTCGATCAACTGCATGTTAGCTACCTTTTCTTTGAGAATACGATCGAACTCTCTGAAACCCATCTCTCCTGTAAGAGCAATAAACTTACGCTCGTTTGTACCAAGCATGTTGTAGCAAAGATCGAAGAGATAATCCTCAAGCAACTCAGTTGTAAGAGTTGTGTAGTAACGTGTATTAGCTGGGCTAATCTGCTCGAACAAACCTGCAGATATAGCAACCATTTGTGTTCATTTAGAATCGCTACTTCTAAATCGGAAGAAATTTATTTTCCCAGCATATTCTTCCTGCTACATATTTCTATGTAGATCAGACCATATCAAAGTCCATTGTGGATATTTTTCACAATTAGGACTGTTTCCATTTCGGGTAGCTTTACCCTACTCCTCCGCCGAGGATGGTCGTTGAACTTTCTTGAATAATTCTCTTTCTATAATCCAACCTTCAAAAACACCACTTCTTACTGGTGTCCCAGTATTAGCTTTAGTAGTAAGTGTTGAATTATTTAAACTAACTCCAAAATATTTACAAGCTTTTGCAGAATTATTAAATTCCAATATTTCTTTAGTTTTTGGATTTATGAATTTATATTTATACCAATTTCTTTTACCAAGTTTTATAGAATGTTGTGTATTCTCTTTTGGTGTTACCCATCTTAGATTATCAACATTATTATTAATTCTATTACTATCTATATGATCAACTTGTGTTTTATTAACATCATCATTTGGTATAAATGCCATTGCAACTAATCTATGAACCATAAATTTCTTGTTTCTTTCACCAAAGTTAACTTTAACTCTCATGTATCCGCCTTTTGAATAATATGGTTTTAAGTATCCATTTAAATACTCCGACCATATTCTTCCGTCATTTGAAACTTTGTATTTAGATTCATAGCCATCTAAATATATTGGAAATGGCTTTAGAATTATATCAAGCTTAGCTGCTGATTGTCTATTTGTATTTGTACTCATATTACATTTATATAAACTTAATTATAATTATATTTAGAGTTCCCAGCAATTAGAAAACTTAAACGCATAAGAATTACTTCTTATGTGCCCATTTTATTAAACTGATAATTTTTAATAGTTTAGGACGTCCATTTGTACCTTTATTTGAGTATGTACCGTCAGTGTTACGGTTAGACTTAGCAAAGAGCAACTGATATTCCTCACGCTTCTTCCACTCACGAAGAGCCAACCAATACTGGTAGTCAGACCAGAGATAAGACTTCTTACCAGTCTCAGGATCTGTCAACGCGATAGCTAATACTGTAGAGTAAGCATCACCAGTAATATCGTAAGAAAGACGCATTGTCATCAAGTTGTTCTTCATCTTGAATGGAGTCTGATAGTTCAGGATGTCAGCCTCATCTGAATACTCTTCGTATGCAGAACCGATACGGCTTACCTGACGACCTGGGAGAAGATATTCTCCAGGAATATATGCACCAGAACCAGCGTCTGCTACATAGCACTCATAAACCCAAGCACTACCATCCTGATAAGGAGTACCTGAAATACGAACCTGGAAACGATAGTTGTCGAATGACAAGATTGCACCAGGACCGAAGTAACGCTCTTCAAGACCGAGGTAGATTGGAGAGTTACCAATACCAGCAGTAACTGTAGCTGCTGTAGCTGCGTCGATTACAGCGCCATTATACTTAGCGTAACGAATATTAACTGCGTGGTCTTGGTCAATCTGAACAGCCCATTCATATTCGCGGTTTTCGATAGTCATTGTTTTACCAAGACCACCTGTAATCATATCAATAGTAGTTGACACACCATCATCCTTTGTACCGAATACAAGAGACAAGATACCAGCAACCTCATGAGGCTTTGTAAGCAAAGCATTAGAAATCATGTTTTCGTCTACAAGGTCAGAGAATCTTTTACCTCTATACAACTGTAGACCATTAAGTAAAGTATTATTCATAAGTTATTATATAATTTAATTTATCTTAAAACAGACCACTTACTAACTCTGCAGCACTCTTCTGTTTTTGTTGTGTATTATATGTGCTGTGATTCTTAGAAGTGTTCCTAAGTATTTTTCTAAGTTTTTCTGCAGCGGATGTTTCACCATCTCTCTTAGCTCCAGATACAAGAGAATCTCCCTTCATTGTAAAGTATGCAGACTCAATAAGATTCTTTGAAAGGTTCTTATTAAAATCTTTCTGATATTGAGATACGCCATCTTGGTCAACCTTGAAGATATATTCATATAGAGCTTGTCTATCTTCCTTTGGAATAGATATTCCTCTAATTGTACTCAAGTTGTTAATGTCACTTTGTACACTCTGGAAGAACTGTCTATTCTACTCTTCTTGCTGTTTGGCATATTCTTCTTGCTGCTTTTGATTTTGTTCGATTTCATTTTGTCTAATAATCTTTAATCTTTCTAAAGCATCATTTGACTCATCATACAGCATATCAGCATCTTCATACCTACTAATTTTGTTATCTATTTGCTCATCAGTATAACCATTATACTTTAAAAGCTCTCTGATAACATTCTTCTGATTATTCTCATTATCCATGTCTAAGTTTTCAAAAGACAAAGTTTCTTGCTGTTTCTGATAGAAGTCTTCAAATTTACCACCATTCTTAACATATTCGTCAAGTTGTGCAATACGCTCATCTGCATATTGTGGAACAGAATTATGTTCTACAACTTTGCCAAGGTATTGTGTAAATTCATCTACAGTAACAGGTTTATCTTCATCTTTAAAATCCGCCATATTCCACCCTAAAGATTCTCCAACTGCATCAAATAAAGCAGAAACCTATTGAGCTTCTGTTACATCTTCAGTAGATGGCTCAGAATCACTACCAGTACTATCATTATCAGCACTGTTATTATCTTGATTATCATCAGTTTCTTTTTCTTCTTTAGAGTTATTTAAAATATGTTCAGGGATTTCCGTATCATCATTACCGACGGTTAAATCATCCCCATCTTTTACATCCTCAGAATTACCTGCTGGCTCATCTGGAGTTTTGTTATTATCATCGTCTACCTCAACAACACTATCTTGTCTTCCCATGTTTGTTACATCTGTGGTTTCTGAAGTTTCACCCCCATTGCCATAAATACTATCAAGCATTGTATCAAGTGCTGATGGTTTATTATCTTTGTTTTCCTTCATAATTATTAATTAATAATTAAATATTATTTTCGCATAACTGCGTATTATTTTATGTAATTCATATTTGGTAGTATTTGATTATATAAATCATTTATCAAATACCTAGAGTGTAAATTATCCTTACCAACTTTGTAGCCAGGTATATTAACCATAGGCTAATCGTTTAACACAGCACCCATTGTCTATTCTATTGGAGGAAGCTCTATTGAATGTTCAAAAACAAATGGACCAGATTGTTCTATTGGAACATCTATCTCTGGTTCTGGACCTCTACCAACAGGAGGCAATATAGGCTATTTAAATGGCCTCTGAGCGTTCATCTCTATAGCGTTGGCCGTTTCCTAAGGTACAACCTAAATAGGCTGCTACACGGGCTCTAAAATAGGTTTTGGATAAACTAATGGCTACCCATAGTGTATAGCTGCTGCTTTCCTTATAGATTGCATACCAGCAAGATTCTTTGTATACTAATCTAATGGTGCTTGAAAATAACCAACACGTTTGAGTTCTTTAGCATAATCATTTACAGTATCAGCATTTAAAGCCTTCTTATACTTACCAGCCATATCGTTTAAATATGCTTCAACAAATTCTGCATCATTTTTATAGCTGTTATAATCTTTTCCATTATAACCATATCCACCATAATTGTGAGCTCTTTGTGCCAGCGGACTAGTACCATATGTACTCTCAAATGCCAACTGGCTCATTATATTATCATACGTAGACCTTTTTGTATAACCACGCCTTAATAGACCATTATAAACCAATGGTCCTAACTTATTAGCAAAAGCCTAATATTTATTAGGCTAATTGCTATTAGGTTTCTTAATCTGTTTCATACGTATCACTTTTCACCAGTTACTTTATTCTTTAAAGCTGTAGAAGCCTTAATCTTCTCTCTCTATAGAGCAGCATCATCTTTCTGCTTCTGTAAAGCCATTTCGTGGCTCATACGCGTCTTTTCTAAGTTTATCTTAGCATCTTCTATCTCGCGCTTCTAACGAGCCTCATAGCGCTTTAAATAGGCCTCCTGGTCAATCTTACGTTGCTCTGTAGCATCCTTCGCAATCTCCATAGGATCTGGTATACCATTCATATTAGCATCCTTATCCTCAGTACCACGATATGCACTAATTTCAGCTACTGCAATCTTAGTCTGATTATCAGCATCAATCTTATAACGCTCAAGATCCATCTTAGCTTCTTCAAGCATAAGCTCTTGCTGTTTAGCTTCATTCTGCATTTGTTGCAGTTGCTACTGCTGTTGAGCTTCAGCTTCTTGCTGTTGCTGCTGCATTTGCTCTTGACGAGTCTGCATATCCTTAAGTTTCTGCTTAAGTATATTGAAGTTATCGTTTGTAAGAATCTCAGCTGCCTCAAGTAAGCTTGCACCATTTTGCATAGCTGGCTGTATAAGCTGTTGTAACTTCTGGATGTTCTCCATATCTTTAGATGTATCACTTACAAATACATCCATGTCTTCATAATAGAACTTCTTTGCTATATCTATAAAGGCTCTTTCACCATTATCAAATACATATGAAAGCTTTTGCTTACCAGTACCTTCCCAAGCTCCTTTTGCTGTATTAAGGAGCATAGTCATTACATGTCTCTTGCACTGATTGTGAACCCAGAATAAAGGCTCTGTAATGTGCGACGATTGTGTTACAGATCTTTCAACATTACCAACAAGTTCTGATGTACTAATAGCTCCTTCTCTCTGAGATGTAATACCAGATATAGTTCCAGCTAATAATTCTATCTTATCCATTAACTGTATGTACTCAGATATAACCTATGACATTGTTAAGTCGAGTGATGTAATCTGATTAAATGTAGCTGGCTTGCCACCTTCACGACCAGGTATATTCCAACCCTCTTCATAAGGATTAATAAAGTTAACACCAACAGAAGATAAGTAATGCATCCATCTATCTGGTGTAATGTTCATAGACTTAGGAATCTGGGTAATATCCATATTGATTACCTTTCCCTTGTCTCTTGCTATTGCAAGCTCCAGCCTATACCACAGCACAATATACATATATTGTAATGGCTTTAATATACTTACTAAAGATCTAGGTCTACTGTTTGTTGCACTATACACACAACCACAATATGGAAGCTTTTGTGAGTTTGGATTATCAATACTTACATGTTGGTACTCAAGTGGCTGTATTCCGAAATATAAATCAGAACCAGCTCTATATCCTTCCCATACTTCTATAATCCAATCTGGCTCTATAGAAACCTCAGTTCCTACAGGCTTATATGTTTCATCACATATTGTAACCTAAGGCTCTCCAGCCTCATCAAGAACTGTAACATAGAAGATTTTCTTAAATGACTTCCAACAAACATGCCATACATTAATAGAATGTTTATTCTAGAATGATAAACCATCTTTATCATATATGTGCATTGTTATATGGTTGAAATCATCAACTGGTCCTCTTTCTGGCATATCACCAATAGGTGTTCCAGATAAGATTTCGTTAAGCCTATTAAGATCTTTTTCATCCATCTTATCATTATACCTATCGTATATCTCAGCTATTGGTAATCTCATCTTACGAACACACCAAGAACCGTCTTCTATAAATTCCAAATCTGGACATTTATCATAATCAAAGTCCATAGGATTTACACGCTCTGCGTAAGGTTCACCGTTTTGAACTCCTACGTAGTATACTTCAGTACCACTAATCAAACCATCTTTCCAACCTTTTATAAACTCATTATGTAATGAAAGTCTTTCTTTAAGGTATTCAAGTGTATGATAAGCAGTATTCTCTACAATATCTTTGTACTCTTTGTCCATATACTTAGCTATAGCTTCTGGTGGCATAATCTCACCACTCTGTAACTATTGCTAAAACTATTGTTGTTCTTCTGGGCCCATCTTAGATTGTATAGCCGCCATCATATACTACATAAGCATTTCTTTCTCCTTATCTTGTAGTTCTGATACAGCTTCTTGAGATGTGCGAACAACTCTAAAGTTTAATGGT